ATCAGGGTTATGGTCAGAAGGACGTGTTGAATGACGGAGATCGCCGATCCAACCATCGGAACGCCTATCACGATCTTCGTAGGTGTCATCGAACTGAAGCCGTAACTGTTGCCCAGCCTTGCATAAGATTGGCCTCATCCGAGCAAAAGTTTTGCTTCGGCTTCGTTTATGCCTAAGCGCTCAAGTAGTTCAGCCTTTGCAGATTCTTTAGATTCCGCTTCAATCTTGGCGGCTTCGGCGGCTGCTTTAGATTCCTCGTATGCTTCGAGTTCTGCGTCTGTCATTTCACGATCGATCACTTCGTCTGTTTCTGTATTGTGCTCGCGGACCATTGGTTTAGTTGTTTTTGGCATTATTTAACTCCGTAGATTAGGACTGTTCCGCCTGTGAATGAACTACCAGTTGATTTTATTTTGACTGTGCTGAAAGCCGCGTTGCTTGCACTCGTGTAACCGCCGCCAAAAAATTCTGAACATTGATTGCCTGACGAAGCGAGATAATTTGAAATAAATTGTACCCCTTTTCTATTACCTGTTGCCGCATATTGATACAAAGTCCATACGAAAGAACTATTAGAAGTTGCTGTGGCTAGTTGCTGCCTAGTCACTATGTTAGTCGCGTTGTTGCCACCTGATACCGCAAAAGTGCCACTAGTTTGAGTTGCGCCTGCATATGAAACGTCGTGTGCAAATGCCGCCCTTTCAACCTCAAATTGAATTGTGCTGGCAGCCGATTGTGCTGGATTAAAAACAAAAATTTCTAAATTTGTATAAGTTTGGTCAATTCCCGAAATGGTAGTTGTTGCGCCTGAAAGTGTTGTAGTAGAAAGTAAAGTCATACCACCCCCACCTGCTGGTGTTGCCCACTCTGGCGCGGTTGCCCCCGTATTGACTGTGAGAACCTGCCCTGCTGTGCCAATGGCTAGCCGAGCATTTGTGTCAGCCGTTGCGGATCGATATTCGATATCGCCTTCTGTAGTAGAAGGGTTAAGAGCTTTAGTAGTGGTGTCTACCGATGAGCCAAGGGTACGAATAGCGGCAGCGCCATCTTTAACCAGGTCGGTATCATCTGGTGTAGTCCACCCGTAGTTAGTTGTCGTTGCCATTGTTTCTCCTTGTTAGGCTACTATCGTAGCGTTATTCCAATCTAAAGTAGGGCTAAGCGTATTCCACGCCTCGGTTGCTGGAACGCTGTTCCACCTGAACGCCTGGAGTGAGTAGGCTACTGGCGAAATGATAACCGTTAGGTCTAAGGCGTTGAATCGGGTTGTCCAAGTCCAGCCCTCAACGAAGCCTTGATAACGTCCCCCAGCGATATTATACGGTAAATCTTCAATATCTAGTGGCAATCCCATGAATATCTCGAAGGCTTGATCTCGCGATACGTCTGGGATGTTTGGGTTAGCCATAGGGAAGGTAATTGACTTGAACTGGAACTGAGGAAAGGCGCGAATGTCTAGATAGAACTCAGCCTGGCTTAAAGCGTCTGCGCCGTTCTCGATACTGGTCTGGATGTTTTGAGCCTGTTGCCCATAAGTGACAATAGACTCGGCGCTTTCGGCTGTTTCTTGCTGGCCGTTCTTATAGGTAATAGTTACCTTGTTTCGGATATCGCCAATTTTCTTAGATGTCGTGATGCCGCTTGCATAAGCCCAGCCGCCATCGACATAGGCGTATCCATTAGCCGCAAGGTATTCGGCTCTATGAGTACTGTCAGCATACCCGATACGACCTGCTGAATCTTCGTAGATATAACCAAGTCCTGAAGTGGCGAGGCTAGCTACTAGAGAATAGATGTCTGTCGTCGATGCTGAGCGGTCTGTAAGTTCATAATCTCCTGGACGATCAATCTCGCCCAGCCCTGAGTTTTCTGCATCTGCCCATGTAGTAGTGGCGTCATAGGCGCTCCATGTTTCGGCCGCCGGAACCTGATTCCAACGGCTAAATAGAATCTGAGAGAGAATCTCGTATATCTGATCTCCGTCGAAGTCTTTAGCCAAGACTCCTTCGGTTAGGTTTTTAGGCAGTTTTGACAAAGCACCTAGCGCCGTTACTGTCATGTTTTGAGTAATGACTGGATCGCCAGTTACTACAGATATGTTGATATCAGAGATATCGCCACCGAATAAAGGAACGTAAGTGCCAGATGAGTTTCTGATCTTGATAACGATTGAATCGTTTATATCAAAATTAACGGCAGATTCATCTAGGTTAAGGATAGTGAACTGAGCGTATCCTGCTACCGGCTGAGAGTAGATGTCGGTACGGCCTGAAGTAATGGTGAGGTTCGATAGGACTAGATCGGTGATGTCACCTAGGCCATTAACCTCTACTACCCACTCGGGATTCCATGCTGTCACGACTGGAATCCAGCCGCGCCCAATGTTCCCCGAGCGAAAGAGTCGTTAAGAATGGTGACGATCTGCCTTGCCGTTGATTCGCTATCAATCGCGCCATTGACTGTTAGGTTGATTGTGTTGCCACCACGTCCGCCGTTAGGCACAATAGAACCTGATCTACCTGGCACGAATAACTCGGGGCCACGCTCACCTACGACGTAAGCCGTACCGCTAGATACTGGCCCACCCATAGCACGCCCACCGCCGAAGCCTAGAGCGCCACCGATAGCCCCACCTATACTAGAACCAACGCTTGCTACGGCTCTAATAGCACTTACGGCTTTATTAATTATATTCACTAGGTTGGCGAATAAGCCAATTAAATTTCCGACGATTGAAGCCACCACCTGTAAAGCGCCACCCAGAGTTTTGCCGAGAATTGGTGCATACGAGTCTTTGATAAAAGTAGCAATCACCCTGAATAAATTTAGCAAAGGCCGCAAGTTTGTTTCGTTATCAACTATAGATTTCTTTATTGTTTCAAAAGCCTTAAAGAGACCATTTAAGATAGGGGTAAAAAGTTTAGTTATACCTGGAATGACATACTGAGTTACATACCCCCACCATAATTGAATAATCGGTAATAAATCTGTTTTGATAAAATCTGATAATTTTGTGACGACTGGCCCTAAAGACTGAGAAAATGACTTGCTCCAGTTTTCTACTACTGGAATTAGGCTAGTGCCAATAAAGCCAAAAAGTTGAGTAGCGGCCGGTAGTAAGGCCGTTCCAATACGAGTTTTAACATTTTCAATTTGAGCAGAAAGTATGCGCTGGCTGTTGGCTAATCCGTCAGAAGTCCGGGCAAAGTCACCCTGAGCTACAGAAGTTTGTTCATAAATTAGTTGTTGGGCTGCTAAAACTTTTTGCTGTGGGGTTAAAGCGTTTTTGGTTGTGCTAACTATGCCAAGTTCTAAAGCCGCTTGGCGCAGGCTTGCATCGTTAAGAAGTACGCCGTAACGCCTGAGTGGCTCGGCCTCGCCTCTAAGGGCTGATCCAATAGCGTTAATTGCATCTTCTGGAGAGGTGTTATTAAAGGATGCTAAATCTGAAGCTAAATCTGTAAATCCAGTTGAAAATTGAACTAGGTCAGAGCCAGCAAGGCCAGCAGATTTTCCAAAGATAGCAAAGTTGGCGGCTGCATCTAAAGCCTGTTGTTTAGACTGACCTAATCTTGTAGCCGCACTTTCGGCAAATTTTTCAATTTCAGCCGTAGAGTCGCCGAATAATTCGCCTGTCTTAGCAATAGTTTCATTAAGATCACTTGCCGCGTTAATTGCATCTTTGCCGAATTTTACCGCGAATGCTCCTGCAGCGACACTGGCAGCAGCTAAAGCAATTCCGGCCTTTTTGCCGAAGGCTGCTATTTTGTCGCCAGTACTCTGTACTCTCTTTTGGCTATCGTTAAGACCCTTAGTAAAGTCGGATATATCGGCGAGTAACTTAAGCGTTAATGCTCTCGATGTTTTAGCCATTATGCCCACCTTTTAAGAATTTTATCGAATGATTCTGTCCATTGATCCACGATGTAAGGCTGAATCTTACGAAGTGTCGGATAGATGAAATAACCTTTAGAGCCTGGTCCTGGCCCTTGACGACCAGACCAGATCGGAAACTGTCGGTGTTTGTTCGACCCGAACTCTGTACCGCCCCATATCTTTTTGGTATCGCCACCGCCAGATAATTTCTGAGAAGCATAGCCGTAGGTAATTTCGCCAGTAGTAGACGACACCTTTACTTTTGATCCTGCCGCTACTTTGATAGCGGCCTTGCCTCGAGAGTTAGCAGCCGAAGCAATCTCCTTTTGTGCATACTTGGCGAGAGCGTTGGAATCGCGTTTAGCTTCTTCCTTCGCTGCATCGCCCATAGCCTTGAGAGCTGCATAGACTTGGCGCAGTTCGGCTCGATCAAAGCCCATCTGCTCACTTGCCATTCCTCTGCTCCAATATCTCTAAGGCCGTTAGTATGTCCTCAGCATTTGTCCAATGAACCATCGGAATCTGGGTAGCGATAGCGAGTTCTACTATCAGCCGCCCTAGGCTTCCTCGCCTATGGCTTTTGGGTTATCATCTCCTACTTCGAGATTAACCACCGACTCCATCCAGACGTCGAGCGTCTTGGTTGGCTTACCGGCGGCTTCTCTCTTGTAAGCGCTGTGCGATACATGAAGAAGATCGTACATACCTGCGAACTCCTGGATAGACTTACTAGTGGCACGTTCCCATTTTGCATAGTCCGGCGGAAAGATATCGTAGGTAACTTCTTCTCCGTTTGTGTATGTAATTGTTATTTTCTGTTGCATTTTGTGCTCCCGTTCTATTGATTAGCTGAAGGTTTCGGTTACTGCGCCCTTTGATACCTTGAATGAGAAGTCTACAGTCTGTGCGTCTGTTCCTGCTCCGCCAGCGGTTGGGAATTCTGGCATGATTGGAAATACGAACTGAGCGCCTGTAGCTGCAGTAAGAGTA